ATTTACGTCTTCCATTTATGTCGTTGGTTCTATTCCTAAATCGTAAAGCTCAATTCTAGCCGTTCCTTTTCTGCAATCAAGTTCGTAACTCATTAGCGCCCAATATCGTCCGTTAAACAAGAAACTTCTAAAAGGGTCTATTGGTCTTCGCTCAATGGTTGCTAAAACTCTGTAATTCGTTCGGCCTTTCAAGTTAGCTAATTCTTGCACGATTATGTCTAGCAAAGGTAACTCTTCAACTCCATCTCTAGTCCAATCCGTAGAAACTGCATTACCAAAATCTAGCAATCGAATAGCCGAAACTGAGTTGCTCGTAATTGCGTCGCCAATGTATGTATTGTAATCGGGATGCACGTTGGCATAAGGTGAGCCAGTAACCGCTTTAACTCCTAACTTTGACAAAGATAAGCCATCTGTTTTCTCAATCTTTAGCGAAAGGTTTTCATACCTTACAACGTATCTGTTAGCCGTTCCTCCATTACAGATTAGTTGATGCAATCTAATTTCAACCTCCCCGTCAACTGGGACTAATACGTTGTTTATTGCAATGGGATTCCAAACAGAGCCAGCCGTAACCGTAAATTCCATTACCGTACTTGTAGCAGTCCAAGCAAAGGTTGTTGCTCCAGTTCTTGACAAGTATTGATTGCCTATTTTAATCATAAGGCCAACGGCGTGAGCCGCTGGAGTAACCGCGTAACTCGTGCTTACTCTTTCGACCATGTATTGAAAGGTCAAAGAAATAGTGTTGGCCGTCTCCTCTGCAATTGTAATTGCTCCTCCAGTTGTGTTTGTGCTTGCCGAAATCCAAGACAAGTTCGGGTCGTCTATTCCATCGGTTGTGGTTGTTGTCCATATTTGTACATACTCCCCCCCCCCTGAAACGTACTGCACTAAGGCCGTATTTCCACTTGGCACGCTTGACGGCTGGTTAGTTGGGATTGCCATGTGATAATCCCAAAGCTTTAATTGGTAAATGCCGTCGTAAGTTGAGCCAACTCCGTTTAAATTCCACTCCTCAATCCCAAATTTAGCGTCAAATACTCCTCCCTGGCTATATACGTCTAATACACCTAGATTTAAATAAGAGTTAAATTCTGTAAATACTCTTCTAGCGGTTTCTTCAGGAGAGTTAATATCGGCGTTTAAGTCGTCGCCGTTTACAATTGTACTTGTTGCCGTTAAACTTAGGTCGGGCAAAAATTCGTACATCTTGTAAGATAACTTGCCTAACTCGGTCAATCTTACAACGTAAAATTGATTTTTCCACAAAAACACGCGACAAAGGAAAGGGTTAACCATTCTCTCGATTGTGTTCTTTAGGTAAAGTTGCTCGTTTTCAATCCTTACTCCGTTGCTAAATTTAGCGTCTAGTCCATCGGTAAATATTGCATTTTGTGGCACATTAAATTGACGGAAAACGCTTTCGTCATAATCCATTCTAGCCTCGTGGATTTCGCAACCAATAAAGACAGGTCTTTGCTCAACAAAAGATTGATTTAAAGCACCAACAACTGCCGATAAGGCTTGAGTTCTTGGATCAGGCCAAGAGGTAAAGTTTGAGCGTATTGAATCAAATCCTTTCAATCCATCAACCGCAGTAAAAGAGAAAAGCTTTGGCCCACTCTTATAGGGAGATGTAATAAAGTCAGGTGCTATGTATCCGCTAAAGAAAGATTGAACGCCTTCAAATTCTAAGTAATTAATTTTACTTGTTCCACTTGTTGCTCCAATTACAAAGGTATTATTTCCAAACGCAATCGATTCAAAAGTAGCAACTGAAGCCGCTGGTATTGCAGTCCAATTTATTGCGTTTGTAGAGTAAGCTATTCGGTTAGTTCCACTACTTCTAGTTGCAACAAAATATCCGTTTCCATAAGCTATTGACTCTGGAGAAAATGGTATTGAATTACTTATCCAAGTTAATCCATCAACTGAATATCTTGAGCCAGTAGTAAATTTACCATCTGCAAAAAAAATTGTCGTAGAGTTAAAAACTGTTGCTTGCTCATCCCAATTTAAACCATCATAAGAAGTAAAAGTTGTCCCTCCTGAAGATGCGCTACAAACCGAGACCCAAATTCCATTACCATAAGCAACACCGCTAAATGATGGATTTATACTTGTTGTTCTTGATGTCCAAGTAATTCCATTTGGTGATGTCATTATACGATTAGTTCCAGTACTAGCAACCGCAACATATAATCCATTTCCAAATGAAATATCTTGAAAAGTCATTACCTCACTAGGAGTTCTGCTTGTCCATGTTATTCCATCTGGTGAGGTATTAATATATGATGTTGGAACTCCTGAAGCAATTACAAAACCAATGGCTACAAATTGACCATTTCCATAAGTAACGTGTTCAGCACCTAAATAACCGCCACTTGTCCAAGTAATTCCATCCGAAGAATATTGCACATTTGCAAAAACACCAACAAAAAACCCATTTCCATAAGCCATGCCTCTAAAACCTCCAGTTGGAGAAGCGGCTTGCCAATCAGTAATATCGTTGTTTGCGCTAACTTGATTTAACGCAACTCTCCAAGTTCGATTGCCACCAACAAGAAACTCGTTAAAATCTCCAGTTTCGCCAGCGATTGTAAAGTCAACCGAGGAGCCAATTATTGTCTCTAATGGGTCGTTTCCTGTATTACCCCAATTGTAGGTGATGTCGTTAATCAGCAAAGGTGTAACCGCTCCTGAATAGCCAGTTCTGAAAATTTGCAAGTTCCAAACATTGCCGCCGTAGTTGGTCGCATACCCCCCCTCATATTTTAGTCCGTAATCATTTACAGGCGCGTTTTGTCCTGTTAAAACAACGTATGCTTTAACATCCTCACTCGGCATGGTGTAGCTAAAAGACAAGCTAGAAGACAAGAAAGTATTGCCTGGAGAGCTATACCACATAGCCGTATGATAACCCGACTCGGGTGCAACTGCAATTGTAAGCGAATCGCCTTCTGTATAGAATTCTAAAGGAGCAACGCCGTTAACGGTAATCGTTCCAAGACCTTCTCGAACTGCAAGTAATAATCTGTAATCGTTAGCCATTAGCCTTTATTTATCTTATTGTTTGCTTGTCCTAAAACATAAACCAAATCGTTTCCTTTTACTACAAACTCGCCGCTCACATCTCTGTTTTGCTCAAATAAACCACCTTGAGCGCCTCCAGTAAATGACGAGCCACCGCCTCCAACACCTGACGCTCCAACGGAAGAACCACCACCGCCTCCTCCTCCTCCAATTCCTGAGGTAATACCTCCTCCTCCTCCACCTCCACCAATCTTAGCTCTAATATATCCAGCCAATGCAATTAAGGCAACACCAGCAGCAATTGCCGTAGCTGGGTTTTTAAATGCTAATTTAATTGCAATCATTCCGACACCTACTTTAATAGCCGCTTGTCCCAATCCTTCGGCAATAGTTGCAACACCGCCCAAAAGAGCATTACCAGCAGCTTTTACAACATCGCCTCCAGTAGCTAAAGCCTCACCAATCGCAAAGCCAATATCTCCTAATCCATTAACCGCTCCATTTGTTATAATAGCCGAAGCTTCAGCGTTAAAATCTTTTAAGGCTAATAAGAAATTAGTTTTTTTGGATTCGTCAATGTCTGCAATCTCGGGTTGTATTACTATACTTTCCGCTAGTTTATCTAAATCTAATCCAATGGGCATTGGCTTTGCAATTGATTCAGCCATAGCAAGAAAACTTGCGTCTAATTCTTTTGCGAGTTTAGTTTGCCTTTCTAGTAGAAAATTAGCGGTATTCATTTCAGGATTACCAGCCAAAATTACTTTATTAAGTTTGTCCCATCCTTTGGAATATTCTTCAAACGCCTTCGCTCTTTCCTCTGCCTTTGTTTCGTCGCTTACTTCATTAAATGTCTCAACACCAGCAGCAGCTTCAACAGATGCTTTCTGAATTCCCTTAATTAATATTGCCTGGCCTTCTAATTTATTGGCATAAATTGGATTTAAAAGAGAAAGTAATTGCTTGCCAAAAGTTACAAAGCCATTTTCTCCAGTATACTGAGCAACTGTATTTACTGCGGTTAATGAGGTTACTAATTTGCTGGTTAAACTATTGGCCAAATCTAAAACACCTGAAACCAACCCACTCGAAGAGTTACCAATTGCTAATTGTAATTGAGTAAAGTTGTCTCCTAAATTGGATATTTTACCGCCTACGGTCTCAGAAATTGCCGCCATTGAGCCTGTAACTCCTTCAGCCTCTCCAAGGCTAATTAAATACTCTTGTATAGCTACGTCTGTTTTTTCTACTTCAGTAGTTACACCTTTAAAAGTAAACGCGACGTTATCTCCTTCGGCTTTGGCCCTAACGCCAAATTCTTTTAAACGCTCAAACTCTCCAGTCATTGCGTCCAAAGTTGCTTCGGCTAATTGGTCAAAAGATTTTCCAGTTGAGGATGCCAAGTCACCTAAAGCCGTCATTTCTTTAACTGTTGGCGTAAATCCTCGGTTGGCTAATTTTACAAAAGCGTTTGTTAATTCGTCAACTTGAAAAGGTGTTTTTGAGGCAAAGTCTACAATTTGATTCATTGCCACCTGAGCGGCTGAGCTACTACCTAAAGTATTAGTTAAAACCGCTTCCATTTTTTGGAATTGTGCGGTCGTATCAATTATCGCCTTTCCAAAACTTAAAACTGCTCCAACAGAAAAAGCAGCTCCTAAAGATGTTAATGCAGTTGAGGAGATTTTTTCAAATTTGCTAAACTCTTTGCCTGACTGGTCAAGTTTGGAATTTACCTCATTAAATTTTTTATCGAATTCGCTAATCTTAGCGCCTATCTCAACCTCTATTCTTGGATTTGCCATTTCTTTCTAGTTTAGATGCAATTTCCAACAATTTCTTTGCTTTAGCAAAGTCTTGAGGCGTTGACTCCAAAGGCTTTGGATTATTATCCCAGGACAAAGGCCAAATTTTTGTTGGGTCTAAATTTACTCCCTTCTTTAAATGAGGTTGCAATAAAATTATAGCCTGTTTACGCATTGCCTCTACCATGTCTTTTTGGTCTATCTCGTGGCCTTTTATTAAAACCTTTAACTCTTTACGGCTTAAATGAAAAAGCTGCTCATAAGGGATTTTTGTCCGACCTACGAGCAGCAATAAATTTTCGCGAGCATTGTAATTCTCGCTTTCGTCTTCACTTACGTTTTTTTTTGTTCGGTACTTTCACCAATCCCCAACTCCAAAAGCAAGTCGGCCAAAACGTCGTTAAATAAATTAATTACCTCTTTACCCTCAACCCAAGTTTTTAACTCATCTAAGCTAATTGGATTTGCCGATTTACGAATGCAAGCAACTTTGTGACATTCAATAAGCAAAGCGTAAATTAAATCTAGCTTTGGCATCTTTCCATTTTGAAAAACTTCACCTAAACTTTTTCCAGTAAAGTCTTCAAAATTAGCCAATGCCCCAAGATTTGGGTAAAAGAAAATCTCCCCTTCTTTAAAGGGAGTAGAATGGTATTTAGCCATATATGTTTATTAGGTTGGTATAACGCTAATTACTGGAGCGCCAGCAAAGTCGAAAGTTCCTGAGAAAGATACTTGAGAGTTTCTTTCTGCGGTAATTTCAAGAGAGTTTAACTGAGCGTCAACTGTAATAATTTTGTCACCTGACTCAGTACCTCCAAAAACCAATTCAAATACTTTGCCGATATCTTCCATCAAGTCAAAAGCTGAGAGGTTGGATGCTCCAGTAGATGCAAAATCGAGGTCTCCACTAAAAGAGAAAGAGCCTGATTTGTCGCCGCCTTCTAGTCTAACTCCATAATCGCCTGTGCAATCGTTTCTTACAATTACAGATTCGTTGGAAATTGAAACAGAAGCGGAGGTTTTACAAACGACTGGAAGAGAGTTCCACTCGAAAGTAAAGAAATTGCCTAATTGATATGTTGCCATTGCTTATTCGTTTTAACAAATATACATAAATTTTTATTTATCAAGATACTTGGAAAATATCCAAGGTATAAGACAAGATTTTTTGGTAAGCGATTTGGCTACTGCCTTGCTCAATTTGAGTTCTGCTAAAGTTCTTTCTAATGTTTATAGCTTGCAAATCTGCTGGCAATGTTAAATAATCCAGAGTCATTTTTAATTGAATAGCATTGGAAACATTTTCCGAAAGCTTTTTACCTCCGTTGCCTTGTGCAAACTTGGTTACAATATTTATTTGAAAGGTTGCGTTTTGTCTTATTGAGCAATCATTGTTTGTTGTCTCGGCTTCGTTTTGGTCTGTAATAAGGACGTAAGCGGCCGAGCCTTGGTAGTTCGCTGGATTAATACCAGGAGGCAACTCCGTGTCGTAAACTGGCAAAGTCACACCGCTAAGCGTTAAAGGTGAGATTGCGGCAATAATTGCCTTTCTTATGTCCGTAGCGATTTCTCTCATTTAATATCCTTTTTAATTTCGTTTTCGATTTCTTGCACCAAGTTAGCGGTATTCTTGAAAAAGGATGGCATTAAATAGGGACGGCCAACAATTCGGCCTTGTCCATTTCTGTAAAACCTTCTTGCAATTTCTCTAACTTCTTGCGTATATTCTGCACGGCTTAAAATCTCTCGCGCGCTTAATCCAGTTCCAAATTCCAACCAAGCTTCAATTTCAAATACTGGGTCGCCTGACTGCACGCCAACTCTCCAAGCTAATCCATTGTTTTCAACTACTTTATCAATCCTTTGCTTGATGTTTAATGGTAAACCATTCCAACTACTTGGAGCGTTTCTTATAGCCTCTATTTCAATATCCGTTGCGGCACTTGCCAAAGCGTCTTTAACGGCTTCAACAACTGCATCGCTTTTTTTATTTAAATCAATGAGAGCTTTGTCCAAGCCTTTTACCGTAACCGCCATTACACTCCAACCATGTTAATAATGTACTCTTTGTGTTGGCGCTCGTCATTCAATTGAACGCCAGTAATTTTGTAATATTTGCTCCGATAAAAAACTTGGTAGTTTTCGCTAGGCACAAACGATACACGATACTGGATTGCAATTTGGTAAGTGTTTGGCAATACCATTTCTCCAGCCTCCAAAGCGTTATTGGCTCTAGTCTGTTTAACCGATGCAAACGTAGACAAGAAAGTCGCTGGAGTAACGGTTGTGCCTCCAGCTCCGTCGCTTACAGTTTGAAAGGAAACAAACTCAACCTTTTGGTCGTATTTTCCAAAATTTATCATACGAATAAGTCCGCTCTATATTTTAACTCGGTTGAAATGCTGGCCTTTTGGGCATAATATTCTTGGTCATTTAATAAATTCTGACGATACGCAAAATCCGTTGCAATTCTTTTAAGCATCGCAACGTGCAAATCTTGAGGCAAAGGATTTAAAGCATTAAATCCAGCCGTATAGGTGTAATTCTCAACCTCTGTTTCGTTCGTTGTTACATCCGCCACCCAAGGGCCAATTGGATATATTCTCTCGCCTCTTTTATTATTCGTGATAACCACATTTCTTTCCACATAAAGCATTCCACTTGCCTTCTCACTTTCAATTCTAGCCGCTGGGATTAGTTCGTTAGTAATCAAGGTATCCCAATCTGAGAAATCAATTTGCATCCAAGCCTTTGCCTCTGCCAAAGTAATTGGCTCCGTTGCTACTTGGGTACTGTATCTAATGTCGAGGGGTCTTACTACGCTCATTTTTTCTTATAGTCTTGTTTGTCCACTTTTATCCAAACCGCCAAGCCTTTGTCGACCAAATAGGTGTCGTAGGTCTTGCCTACGGTCAATATTTCGCCTTTTTGAAAGGGTGCCAGGTCAATTAATAATTTTATCATAAAGATACTATTTATTTCATTAAATGTTTTTTCTCATTCCAAGGCTCGAAATCAGTCCAAGGACGGTAAGAATGGAAAACGTAAAGCGAACGGATTAAACCAATCTTTAAGCCAAGCTCTTTAACTCGCATCGAAAACAGAGAATCAAAAGCCAAGCTATTTTCAACAAACTTTATTTTTTTCCAAGTCTTGTACTGAAAAGCCATAAAAAAACCCGCAATGTACTCGTTAATTTCTTGCACCCCACCCCCCCCATATGACATAGCGATGTTGTAATGATTTCTAATGTTTAAATCGTTGCTAAAGGCTTTTCCATGCAATTGGTGTTTTGACCTTAGCCTATTGGTATAACATCCAACCAAGCCAAATTTGTCTCCATCTAAAGCCAAAGCATCGTGTATTCTTTTGCCCCAGTCAGGAGTTAGATACAATATATCGCCGTCCTGTAAAACAATCCAATCCTCGTCATTTGCATTTATGCTGGCCAAATATTCATTGTAGGCTTTGCCAATGTCTTTCTCTAAACTAAAAGGATTTGAGTAAAATATTCTCATTTGTAGTTTACAAATTCAGGATGTTTTGAGAACTCTTCGTAAAGCTTTA